CCCTCCTGTATACAAGTTCTTTCTCTTATGATACAGGATTTTTATTATTTGTGGCTCACTTTTTTATTATCATTTTTCCCTCAGCTGGCTCAGTTTTATTTTAGCAGATATAGGCTTAAAAAGAACTAAGATGAAATAGCCACTATTTTATCAATAGATTCTAGCACTTCCCCTAAATTGCGGAGCAGCTTCGGTTGCTCCGTATTTTTATATCAGGCAAAGATAATCCGGTGATTTGCACAAATTCGCCCTTGCATTTCACGTGGAAGTATGGTATACTAAAAGTGATAGAAAGGACGTGATTCCAATGGCAACTGAACAGGAAAAGAACCGGCGAGTGGCGGAGCAATTGCGGCTAATTGATGATGACTTCTTACGGCTCTATTTCAACGATAATCCGGAAGGCGTGGAGTATATCTTGAACATTTTGCTGGAGCGGCAAGACTTGAAGGTGCTGCACAGTGAAACACAATGTGAATATCGCAGCTTGTCTGGACGCTCCATTTCACTGGATATTTATGCGGAAGATACCAATGGAAAAAGATACAACATAGAAATTCAAAGAGCGGATTCCGGAGCAACACCAAAGCGTGCTAGATTCCACAGCAGTATGTTGGATACCAAACTGCTCCAAAAGAAAGAACCGTTCCGCAATTTGGCGGAAACTTTTGTGATTATGCTGACGGAACATGACATTATGAAGCACGGCTTGCCACTATATCATTATGATAGAATTTGTCGTGAAACCGGTGCGTATTTGGAAGACGATTCGCATATCATATACGTAAACGGAGCTTATCAGAATCCGAACGACAGCATTGGCAGACTGATGCACGACTTCCAGTGTGTGAATGCGAAGGATATGTACGCTGAAGAATTATCAGAACGTTTTCGATATTTCAAGGAAACCGAAGGAGGTATGGGCGAAATGTGTAAAGTTGTAGAAGAACGGGCGAAGGAATATGCAGCAGATGCATTGCAAAAAGAGAAGGTTGCGGATATCAGACGGATGTTAGACAAGCAGAAATACTCGCATGAGGAAATTGCAGAAAACTTGAATGTATCACTAGAACTCGTGGATGAGGTTGCAAGTGGCAAGGTTGCTTGAAATACTGCTTTAGAAATTAAAGTATAGGATGCTAATTCAAGCATCAGCCAAACAGTTAAACTTAATTTTTGAAACCGATTTTCAAATAGCAAACGATAACCCAAAATCGAGTGCCTCGCAAACGATAGCTCAATCCATGTACAAACAATGTCTGAAAACAGCCTCTAAAAACCAAACGATACCTTTGCTTATCGTTTGCGATTTGGCTCTCAATTTTCGCTTTTCTAGGCGATAGCAATCTCCTTGATTTTCAGCCGAAAAACAAAAAACCTCGCAGAATTGCGGGATTTTTGGGATTATTTTGTATCAAAATGAGAGCCCTTAGGCAAATCTCAACGGAACGATTGATACAAAAGTCGTTCCGTTTTTTTATACCCATAAAATTCCGAAAATACGTACTTTTTGCTATGAAAAGAAGCATCTGAAAAATGGATTTCCGTTTCTTTGGAGAGCAGAAAATAAGCAAAGAAACGAATGAGTGAGAGCAACGAAACGGATGTCAAAAGGTTGCATTTTTTTGCTATGGTTGCATTTTTTTAGATTTGCCGTTTCTTTGGTCAAAAAAGCGTTTCTTTACAGAAAAAAGTCTGCCAATCGGAATATACCCGACAGCAGACTTTCAAATTTATATGCATTAAACCTTGATTTTTGAACCATCTTTAAAAGCAAAGATCATTTTGCCATCTGTGCAGACGGTTACCTGATCAACTGCTCTGAACCAAAGTGTTTCGGAAAATTCGATGATCAGATTTTCCTGTGATTTTAGAAATTCTATATAATCCATGATGAATTTCAGTTTGTTTTCCATTTCATCCTGTTTTTGAATAAGAGTATCTTGTTTGAATTTTAGTTTTCCAAACGATATAACAAGCCCATCATATTGTCTGTAGTAATCTTCACTTTTTATTGGCGTTATGCTTTGTTTTTGGATCAGCATTCTGATTTGTTTTGTCAGCTGTTCCATTTGCTTTTGAATATTTTCGATTTTCTCTTCAATCATAGCTGTGTTGGAAAATGTTTCTTTAAACAACAAGCAGTTTTCAATGATTTCAGTTTTGTTTGCAAGAACCTGATTCATTGCAGTTAAAAATTTTTCTTTGATGTGTGATTCATATAAATGCGGAGTCATACACTTTTTACCATTTTTAAACTTTCCGTTGCATTGCCATACTGTTCTGCGGTATTTACTTGTCGAATGCCATATTTTTGAACCAAAATATCCGCCACAGCATTCACATACCAGTTTGGCAGAGAAAATGCTTTTGCTGTTGTAGGCTCTTCCAATTCTTTTTCTGCGTGTATATTCTGCCTGAACAAGTTCAAATTCATCCGGTGGAATAATTGCTTCATGTGATTCGGGAATATAGTATTGCATCAGTTCGCCTTCGTTGATTTTCTTTTTCTTACTTAGAAAATCAACGGTAAAGCTTTTTTGTAACAATGCTGAACCACGATATTTTTCATTTGTCAGAATGCTTTCTATAGTGGATGGTGACCATATCTCTTTTCCTGCCGGAGTTGGTACATGTTTGAATGTCAGACATTCTGCAATATGGTTTGGTGTTTTTCCTTCCATAAAAGAACGGTAGATATATCGCACAATTTCAGCTTCTTCAGGAACAATTTCAGGAATACCGTCTTTTCCTTTTCGATAGCCAAGAAAATGCGAATAAGGAAGAGATACTTTGCCGTCAGCCATACGCTTTCGCTGACCCCAGGTAACATTTTCTGAAATAGACCGACTTTCTTCCTGAGATAAACTTGACATAATAGTAAGCAGTAATTCTCCTTTGGAGTCCAGCGTGTAAATATTCTCTTTTTGGAAAAATACTTCAACGCCTTTTTCTTTCAGTTTGCGAATCGTTGTAAGAGAATCTACAGTATTTCTGGCAAATCTGCTGACACTTTTTGTTACGATCAGATCAATTTTGCCGTTAAGAGCATCTGCAATCATTCTGTTGAATCCTTCTCTGTGCCTGGTGTTTGTTGCACTGATGCCTTCGTCTGTATAAACTCCGACAAATTCCCAATCGATCCGTTCTTTAATGAATTTCGTATAGTAATCCACTTGAGCAGTATAGGAAGTTTTTTGTTCTTCTGAATCAGTTGAAACTCTTGCATATCCTGCAACTTTTCGTTTTTCAACACTCTCCAAAGGTGCAAAAGTGGCAGGATTTAATCTTGGCGGAATTTTTGTTACTTTTGGCATTTTTTCCATCTCCTTGTTTTTGATGATTCAGCAGCGGCAGCCCGTTTTTCCTCTGTCCAGCTTTCAGAACGGGAACGGTCTTTCCATGTGGTATTTATGCATTTCCCGTTTGTTAATTGAAAAATCAATTTGTTTGGTGCGGGAACAAGAATTTTTTCAACCTGATTTTCAAAAATATTTGCATCAAATTCAGTAATGCTCAGTATCTCACAGCAAACAGAGATCAGCGTACTTTCAGGAATTTGTTTTGCTGTGGGACAATATTTTTTGCCTCTTGTATTGTAAGTTGCACAGATCCAAACATTACCAGTTGCAGTTATTTTATGCCGATAGTTTTTTCCACAACAGGTGCATTGTATTTTTCCTGTAAACGGATATGAGACAACAGATTTTGAAGTGGAAAATCGCTGATGCTGTTCTTCCAGTTTCTTTTGAACAGCATCAAAAATACTTTTTTCTATGATTGCTAGATGACTTTCTTCTACAAAATACTTTGGCAGCTGACCGTCATTTCTTATCATTCTCTTTGTCAAATGATTTTCCCGAAAGCGTTTCTGTAAAAGCATATTTCCGGCATATTTTTCATTCTGCAAAATCCTATGGATATCTGCAGTAGTCCACTCACAGCCGTTGATCGTAGCAATTCCCATTTCATTCAGCTTATTGGAAATCAATAGTTTTCCGTTTCCACTTAGATAGTTTAAAAAAATAAATCGGACGATTTCAGCTTCTGATTCCACTATTTCCAGACTGCCATTTGTCGTTCTGCGATAACCTAACATTCGTATATTGCAGATTTTGCCTTGTTCAAAATCTTTTCTGATTCTCCATTTTTGATTTTCACTGGCAGAAAAACTTTCTTCTTGTGCATAGGAAGATAAAATGGAAAGCATCAGTTCGCCATCAGCTGAAATGCTGTGAATATTTTGCTCCTGAAAATAAACATCAATCCCTAACATTTTTAATTCTCTTACAGTTTCGAGAACGGTTATGGTATTTCTTGCAAATCGACTGATAGACTTTGTAATGATAAGATCTATTTTACCTTTTCTGCATTCAGCAAGCATTTTTTGAAATTCAGGTCTTGACTCTTTCGTTCCTGTAATTGCTTCATCTGCAAATACGCCGCAGAATCTCCATTCCGGATTACTTTGAATCAGTTCGGAATAATATCCTACCTGAGCAGAAAGGGAATGCAGCATGGCGTCTTTACCACTTGATACTCGTGCATAAGCGGCAACGTTTCGTAATTTATGTGAAATATCAACAGAAGGTTCTATTTTTTGTATCAAACGTTCCATGTAAACCTCCTCCTTTCAGATACCATATTAGCATGGATTTTCAGATTTATCAACGAATATACCCGACAAAGATATGCCGTATTTTTCAGCCATTTTTGTGTTCATTTCCGCATAATCTTTTCTTGAGATCTTTCCTGAACGAAGCCAAGTTTTGATAATTTCAACCATAACCTGATAGATGATGATATTACGATTCATTTTTCCACCTTGCCTTTCCGGAACATTGTCTGGAACAATAAACTTGTTGCTTGCTCGGATAAGAAAGAAATATCTGATTACAAACAGGGCAAACTTTTTTTGTCATTTTCAGTGAAACTTCTTTGTTTTCACGCCACCATTTCATGCGGCATTTGTCACTGCAAAAACGTTTTATATGAGCACTTGTAATGGAAAGTGATTTTCCACAGCACTCACATTGTCGAAAAGATTTCCTGCGTGATAAGTACGATTTGATTGTTCCGACAGGCACATTTAATTCATTACTGATTTTCCGGATTGTACATCCTTGCTTTTTCATTGTTTCTATCTGAGCTTTTTGTCTGATATTCATGATCATTTCACCTCAACCATATAGTCTAAATAAATGCGTTGAATTCGTACCCTTTTGTGAAAAATAAAAAAGCCATTGCATCCGGGACAATTCGTCAAGGATACAATGGCTTTCTTTGAATCAAGAGATATTTTATTTCATGAGAGCATTGACACACTTCTGCACTTCATTGTAGTCATAACCTGCCTCGGTAAGACGTTTCTTACGTTCCGCACCATTACCCCATTTACCCTGAATGACTTCACGGGCAACCTCATCAACGGACTTCTTTGCAGGATACACCTGCTTGCCATTACTGTCAAAAACAGCATATCCCGCCTTGCAGGCTTTCTTTGCGTTTTCAAGAGAAGAGAAAGCACCAATCTGCGACTTAGCATCAGTCCATGACTTTCTTACTCGATAAAGCTGTTTTGCAGGTGCAGGGGTTGTCGGTGTAGAACCCGAATTGAGATAAGACTGCACCTTAGCTTTGAAAGCTGCCCAATGAGGCAGAATGTATGCGGGACACATCTTGTAGGGATTTCTTGCAGTATTAAGGTAGTCTACGCTGCCGGACTTTCCGTCACGGACATTTAACCAATGCGTGTGGGTATAAAGGTGATTGATGTCAAGATTGTATTTCTTTAGAAGTGCTGCGGCAAGTCTTGCACAGTTGTCCTCGGATTTCTTATCTCTGTCGTTATACGCAGATGACATAATGCACTCGATCGCAATTGTTCTGCGATTGCCGTTACCGCTTCCGTCAGCGGCGTGCCAGCCACTTAAGGATAGAGGCAGATTCTGCCATGCACAAGTATTGTCAACGTAATAATGCACTCTGACATCTTTCATATTTCCATTGACGGTTGCTCTTGTATACTGCTCCGCAGGGGTTGTTCCGCTTGCCACAGAAATCCAGTCGGTATTGTGGACTGTTACGCCGATAACTTTGCCCTCCATTGAAACAGAGGGCATATCGATTCTATTGGGGTTATGTTTTGTGAGTAAATACTCGTTGATTTTCACTCCGTTCAGAGTAGTTGATGTATCAGGTCTTAAAATAGCCATTTATTTGTCCTCCTTTTCATCTTCGGTTCTGCCTACCTTGGTTTGCAGAACATCAATTGCTTTTTTGAATGCAGGCGGGAAAGGGATTCCCATAAGTGTTGTATTCTCGATAATGGAAAGCAGTTCGTTCAGGCAAAAGCTGATGCAGACTGCATCTCTGATGTAGTTTGTGCCAATGAGAATATCGATTCTCACGCCGACCACTACCATAAGCAGAATACAAAACTTTTTCGCAAGACCAACCCAGCCTGCTGTGCTGTTGAGTGTGCCGCTTTCGCTGTGTTTGGATTTGCCCATTGCCGCAGTCACGATACCTGTCACAAAATCAATGCCCATGAATACTATAAGAGTTGCAAGAGCAGAATCCCAGCCACCGAGAAGCGTTGCGATAAATCCGCCGACAATGCCTGCAATCAGGCAAATGGTATCTTTCATAAAATCACTCCTTCATAAATTTAATAGACTTCACCATCGGATGTGAATTATCCGATGTGCCTTTGAAAGCAAGGTAGTATTCTCCATCCAATACGTTTTCCAACGACTGCATCACAGAAATGAAAGTATCGGAATAAAGCCATTTGAATGATAATTTCGAAGCATTTTCTGATTTGATTTCCTCGTAAATATACTGAGCAAGTTCAGAGCCTGTTTTATCTGTCTTTTTTACAAGATAAAATTCAGTGTCCTGTGATGCACCGACCAGATAGCTTAAAATCAGTTTCATTTTTGAAGTAATTGCAACAGGTGTCAGAAACATCACAAACACAGTTCCTGCCCAGCTGAAATCGTTCTGATTGAAATACAGAGCATAGTTGTTTTCAGCAGAACAAAAGTGAGGATAACTTTCTGCAAATCCAGCAAGAGAACGGTAGCCATCGTTGTAATAAGTGTAGATGCTGTCACCGTATTTCTGCAAGGCATCAGAACCGCTTTCAAATACAGAGATATAGCTGATACCGGATATTTGCCTGATTTGCTCCTGTAATTCTGCAATATCAGCTTTTGTTGCATAGTTTGACATATCAGGAATAATGCCGTCCCTGCCGTCAGCACCTTTCAGGCTTTGCAGCCATTCAGTTTCTGTACCTGTGAAACCATGTTCTACGGCAATAATATAGGCGGATTTTCCATCAGAACCATTGATGCCGTCCGTTCCATTCTTTCCGTCTACACCATTTTCACCGTCTTTTCCAGGCAAACCATCTTTACCGTCCGTCCCCCTGAGGCTTTTTAGCCATTCTGTTTCAGTACCGGCAAAGCCATGTTCTACGGCAATCTCAAAGGCTGATTTGCCGTTTTTTCCTTTCTCACTGATCTTCTGCAAAAGCTGCTGATAGAGGTCAGGAGTTGGCGGAACATTGCTGTTTTCGCCCTCAAATCCCGATTGTCTGATGTGCAAAGTTTTTACAATCGTTGTTGCTCTGACTGTTTTAGTTGCTTCTGCATCATAACCAAACAATGACATTTTCACAGTCCCTGCAGTTAGTTCAGCAGGCAAAAAACAACTTGTATTTTCTGTTCCGAGAACCCTGTTATAGGTTATTTCGTCCTGCGTGAACTGCACCACCTTATGCAGTGGTTTCCAGTTATTATCGAACACAAAATGTATCTTTACAAAAGCGATCTGGTCAGCAGCAATGACTTCATGCTCCAAAGTTTCGATGTTCTGTCCTTTTACAAGAAATTTTATCATGACTTCACTTCTTTCCAAGTTTTTGTGTTTGCAACATATTCCATATATCCGTCAAGACATTGGATTTTTTTAAGCGGAGATTCGATATCAACTGCACGGCTGTCCCAGTTTGTATTTTTCTTCACAGCGTTCCAGTCGGTAAGAGAACCTTCATAAGTAATCGTATTCAAAGATTCACAGTAGTTGAAACAGCCGCCCACAATTTCCTTGACATTTCGGGTAAGCGTGAGGTTTTTCAGTTTTGTGCATCGTACAAACATTCTGTCACTAATGACTTTGCCGCCATATCTCACAGTTTCAAGATACTGACACTCGCTGAACGCCATTGCACCAATAGTTGTAACAGAGGATGGAACAGTTACAGATTTTATTGCCGTTCCTGCAAATGCATTCATGCCAAGTTCCGTAACACGTTCCGGAATCTTCAATTCTGTCAAACCATTTAGAGTCTGATGATAAATGTAACCGTCAATATGCGGCAGAAATGCAGCTTTTTTGATTGCTGTAAGCGTTGTCGGAAGTGATACTGTTTTTAAGTTATCACAATACTGAAAAAGCCGTTCTCCAATGCCGGTCACACCCTCTGAAACAATAACCGACTTGATATTTGCATTATTTTGCAATGGTGACGGATTGCCGTCAGTAGAATAATCGAATGTTGCCCCAGTACCTTTGAGGAGCAGTCTGCCGTCTGAATAAAGTACAAAATCCACGCTTTGACCGCATTTTCCGATAGAAACCACATCGCCTGTCATCTCGTCAATTTTCAACGTTAATTCGTTTATCTTTGTTGTCAGTTGACCGACTGTGATGTTGTAATCTTTTATCTGCGTCTGAATTTCAGAAAGCTGTGAAAGCATATCTGTGACTTTGCATTTGCCGAGAATACAGCGAACATATCCGCAATAGTTTGAATTTTCACGATAATCTGTAATGCTGAGTTCCGATGTGCCTGCATCAAGTCTGATGATGCAAAGGGTGAGATATTTCTTGTAATCTGTGTTCTGAAATCTCGGTATTGCAGGATTTGTAGCAGGTGTTCCGGCGAGAATTTCAAAGCTTACATTACGGGCGTTTTCAGAAGTGTTGCAACAAATTCCAACCGCCATATATCTCGGCAGGGATTCGTCTACATAGCGGGATAAGTCATAGGTATATGCGGTATCAGAAATAAAGTAATGCCCCTGAATCCAAGCCTTTCCGCTGCCGATTGTCAGTTTCAATTTGCTTGCAGACAGTTTGAAACACTGTCCGAAGTTGTCCTGAATCCCGTCACAGATAATACTGCCAAGATAGTCATTGAAATTCTCAGCAGTATACGTTCTGTCAAGATTTTTAGAATGATAGATTTACAATATAAGTGCAACACAAAAAAAGAATGACACATAAAGCCACTCGTGTTATAATATGGGAGTCACCACACAACCATAAAACAGGAGGA